GGGATGATTCCTGCCTCTTTCTCCTTCTCAATTTGGTCGTCCATCTCATCCATTTCCGCATCAGTTTGATGAAGAATCTTAGAGCGGACATATTCGACAGAGAAGTATTTGCCAACGTATGGATCTGCAGCAGATGCCAGGTTGATTCTCTCTTGCAGGAGCTCGGATTCTTTGAGTTCTGAGAAGTGGTTGTCGTAAATAAAGTCGAACTGAATGTACTCCTTCATATCTTCCCACTCTTCAACGCTAGTGATTCCTTTCAGAATCAGTTGCGTCTTCAGCATGTCAACAAAGATTTCGCTAAACTTCTTGCGGAGTCTACCGACAAACTTTGTGAACTTGATTTCATCCCTCAGAATTTCTGAGGAACGACCAAGGTTGAATCCACCCTCTGCTTCCATTCTTGAAATGGGAACATTGAGGGCACGATATAATTTCTTCTTGAAGTATTCAACGTCAGTCAGTTCACCAAGGTTCTGTCCACCAGGCAGTGTAGAAATTTCTGTTCCACGACCACCTTCTCTACGTGGCAACCAGAAGTCTTCAAGCATCGACATATGTTTCTTGTCGTCCTTGATTTCACCTGTGCTTGCATCATAAACAAGTTTGTTACGGTAACGTCCCATTACCTCTCTGAGGTATTGTTCTGCTTTTACCTTTGGAAGATTACCAACATCAATATAGAAAATGCGACGTTCTGGTGCGCGTGACAAACGATAGATTACCAGAGAGTCTTCAATCATACGAAGTTGATTGAGTGCTTTGATTGCTTTATGCAGGTATGAAAGAACCATACCCTTGTTTGCATCAAGAAGACCAGACTGTACAAAGGTGATTGCATCTTTTGCAATTTTGATACCACCACCAGTTGGTGCAGTAGCAGACTTCATTGGGTTCTGCTTTAGACCCTTTGGATTATAGATGTAATACTCAAGTACATTTCCATAATCATACTTAGCGGAAAGATCATTGTTCGTTTGATCATTTCCTTTTTGTATTTCTTTTACTAATCTAATTTTCTGAGGATCGACATATCTGATCTCCGTAATTCCTTTAGAAGGATCTTCAAAGTCGATCATTTTATGATAATATAGTCTTCCATCAACGTACCAACGGCGGAAGATTTCATGTGCTTTCTTATCAAAGTTGAGGAGTTTCTTGATGTACTCAAACTCTTCTCTGATGAGTTTCTTTACTTTACTACTTGCGTCCAGATTTGAAAGTTCAATCTGTACTGGACTATCATACAGATCGCTTACAATTGCTTCATTGATAATATCTTCGATAGCACCATCCACCTCAGGGTGAAGTGCCATCTCACGATAACGTCTCAAAAGTTCCTGTTCGTTTTTCCCACCACCTTCTAAATCGACAAAGTACCCATAGTGCCCTCCAGCAGCTATGGATACTACGCCGTCATCTTCATTTGGCGGCACAGGAGAAATGGATTTTTTACTTCCTTTCTCCTGCTCCGCTCTTTTGATTGAATATCCAAACAATTCAGGCATTTCAAAAAATATGTGAGTCGAATACTATACCTATTTAGTCAGGTATCAGAAGTTCGCTCCACCGATGGTTTCACCACCTTCAGAACCTGCCTGTGCTTGCCACCACTGAACTTGGAATTCAACGGTAAACTCTTCGACAGTATCGTTGTTGTCGAATGCCAGGTCAATCTGTGAAACATTGGTTGGGAAGATGCCGAAGAACTTATAAGTTCTCAGCAGATTTTCTGCCCTATCAAGTTGACCAACATATGCATCAACCTGATATGTTGATGGATCCTGGACACCAATATTGGTGTAGTTGTTGTTGATCTGGTTTGTCCAAGCTTCCATTGCTGAACGGATCTTGAAGTCAGTATCGTTGACGACAGTAACAGTCCATGTATCAAATGTTCTGTCACCAGCGACTTTCAACTGACGACCGCGATAAGGAACTTCTACAACACCAAGGTTGGAAGCAGGCAGCGCCGCTGCCTTGCAAAGGAATCTTGCATCACCCTGAACACCAGAGGCGTCATCAAAGGTGAGACCTGAAGGAAGTGAAAGTACCACTTCGAATAAGTTAGGGCGAGCGCCACCACCAGACAACCTCTGTTTGAAGGCGCTGATGTTGACGTTAGCCGCTCCAGTTGTAAATTCTGCCATTGTTTTACTCCGTTATTTTTTTATCGATAAATGGATCGGATCAACCTCTGTTTGCAGCAACGACTTCACTGAAGCTGACACCAGTGCGAGTAGCAACGAATGTCAGGGTGATGAAGTTAATCGAACGAGCAGGCTTGAGGTAGATGTCTGCTCTAAACTCGTTTGCGTCGATAACAGCTGGAGTGTTGTTAGTCTCGTCGCAAACTACCAGATAATCAGTAAGACCTCTTCTTGATTGAACATCACGGAGGAAAGGTTCAACAATTTGAGTAAACAGAGTTCTGGTTACAACATCGTTGAATTCAAACAGTTGAGCTCTTGCTGCTCTGGAGATTGCCTTCTCAAGAACAAGGAACAGTTTACGAACGTTGATTCTATCGAATGCGCTTCTAACGGAAAGACCAGTCTTGTCTCCGAAGAGTACGGTGCCTTCGCCAGGGAAAGCAGCGACTGGGTTGATTCTGTTGGTATAAAGAGTATCTCTATGACCCTTTCTTGGATTGAATGCAAGTTTGACAGCGTTGCGGATATTACCTCTGTTCAGACCAGCAGGTGAGTACCAAGGATCAGCGACTGTTGCAGTGTTGACCAGCAGACCAGCAATGTCAGCGTTCAGAGGAACGTAACGATACTTGTCATTGAAACGGTCATACATGTACTTGTAACCGCTGTCGAATACAACATAGGAGCTGCTTCCGAGTTGGTTGAAGAAATCAACAACGTTGGTAACTTGAGTAGCTGCTGAAGGAACTCCTACGACAGCACCTCTGAATGGTGAAATGAATCCCATGCAATCTTTTCTTGCTTCGCAGATAGAAATGATCTTTTTAGCATGAGTGATTGCATCGAGTCTGGTGCCGCCACCAGGACCTTGGATGATGAAGTCAATGTCAATTGCTTCTGTATCTTCCAGTTGCTCATATGCAGTCAGCAGTTCACCAACTGTAGGTGACTGATCGTCAGCACCGTTTGCAAATGTCAGAGACTCTGTACCAATCAGATCATATCTGAGAACTGCTCCAGCAGTACCGAAGTCAGAAGAACCAATTTGACCATTGGTGTCTGTACCTGTACCAGGAGTTGCAATCAGACCAGAGATGTCTGTAACAGTGTAAGTTGTGCTCTTAGGATATACATATCCAGAGTTTGCTTGAACTACATCGAGGAAGTAGTTTGTACCACCTTGTGGAGTCTTAGCACCAGAGATCTTAGAAACGTTCAGGAAAGTTTCAAGAATTGTTCCTGAAGTACCAGTGATCTTACCGTCTACGTCATAGACAGCAATGTGCATTTCGTCATACTTGACATACTTGTCAAGACCATATGATGAAGTACCAGGCTTACCTGCAACTGAACCCCATGATTTGCCTGAGTAAACTTCTTGGAGATCGTACCAATCAGCGATTCCAGCAACTGTTGCTACTGCAGGAGTACCAGCAGTATCGAGGAATGTGTCACTAACACCTACCTTGTAAGCAGGGAAGTTATCAGAGATAACGTCCAGTTCCTTAGTTGCAGTGTTCCAGTTGTAAACATACAGAGTGAATACTTGTACTGCTGTTGCTGAACCAACAGCTGCACCACCTGAAGTCTCTGACAGAGAATCTCCAACAGCGATTGATTCCCCTGCTTCCAGTCTTGCTCTTACAGTTTTTGTTTGTGTAGAAACTGAAGTGATGGTAGCAACTTTAGTTGCACCTACAAACAGTTCGTCTGCTGCTGCCAGACCAGTTACGTCTGACATTACAACTTCAACCAGTGATGCCAGAGCATCGCCTTTTGCGAAAGTGTAAGTGTCTGCGTCCAGTGTCAGTCTTTGATCTGCACCATAGTCAATAACCGAAACACCCAGGCTGTTACCCAGTGTACCTGCAGTTCTTGCAACAAACTTATATGAACCTGCTCCCTGTGATACTGTATCTTCCCAGTGCTCGAATGACTTGACCAGTTCACCTGATTGTGAATCAGTAACTGCGTTCAGTTGTGATGCATCAAGAATTCTGACAACGTAGCATACGCCACCATACTCCAGGAAGTTTGAAACTGAATACCAGTACTCGAAGTTATTGTCGTTTGGAGTACCGAAGATTTCGATAAATTCTGCCTCTGTGGTTACCAGAGTTGGGATGTCGATAGGACCCTTTTCAAAAACTCCGCAGATCGCACCGAAGTTCAAGAATGAAGGATCAATTCCACCTCTTGTAAAATCCCTCTCCTGGACGGCTACCCCTGGAGATGCTAACTTAGCTAATACCATTTTTTGTCTCCTCTGATAAGAGTGTCATGTGTAGATGATCTAAAAATATTTATAATTTTCAACACTTCACTGGTAGTCCCACATGTAACTCATATCACCATATTCATCTGTATGCCATCTGTCACCGTTAGCATCAACAAAACTAGTATCTTCCAGTCCATCGGAGATAAATCCAAATGGTGCCATGTCTTGTTCTAACTGATTCTTCTGCTCATCATAGAGACGTTTCCTGACATCCTGGTCAGTCATCTCTTTGAAATAGTCCTGAGCAATCAACCAAGCATAGATAACCAGACACATAGCAAGGTCATCATTACATCCTTCTTCTGCCTCAAAGGATTGGTGTTTCTGAATGAATGTGGTCAACTCACTGATAATCTCATAGTCCTTGAAGAGTAACTTATCATCTTCAATAACTGTCTTGAGGTTTGAACATCCAACCTTCTTGACTGCTTTTGACATCT